CGCCCGCCTGGCCGAGCGCGAGCGCGTAATCGTCAAACCCGAACTGGGAAGCGAGCGTAACTGCCGTGATCTGGTCGACGATAGGCCCGAGATCCTTCGCTTCCTTGCCGAACTGCGCCATGACGTTCGTGGCGACGTCTGCCGAGCGCGAGAGATCTCCACCGGTTGCTTCTGAAAGCTTGATAGCGGAGGCGGCGGCACCATCAAGTATCTGCGTGGCGCTCAAACCGTTCTTGGCCAGCATCTCCAGCATGTCGGCGGATTCGGAAGCTGACTTCGATGTGCTTGCGCCAAGGTCGAGGGCGAGATCGCGCAGCGCCTTGAACTCACCTGACGAGGCCTCGGTGGCAGCATCGACGCGGTTCATCGCCGCCTCGAAATCACCTGCCGTTTTCACGGTCAGCGCACCGAAACCCACAATGGGAGCCGTCAGGAAGACCGACATGTTCTTGCCGACCGACTGCATAGTCTTACCGACGCCCTTCAGGCTCTTCATGGCATCGCCAAGGCCCTTGTCGAACATCGCTGTATCGATGCCCAAAACGACCCGGAGACTGCCGATTACCGCAAAAGCCATGTCAATGCCTCGTCAAAGCCGCCGTCCACCTATGGGCGATGGCGATCTGTTCCTCGACCGTCTGCCGACGCTTCGGTTTTCTCGGAGCGTCGAAGGTCAGGTCTTTCAGTTTCGGGAGTTTCTTCTGGCGGCTCAGTGCCTCGACGTGCCAGGCCAGCCACGCCCGGTCGTTGTGTTCGCGTCTCAGCCGGCCGGCAGCGCCGTCTAGGATGACGCCGATTTCGCGAAGCGTGAGCCGCCAGAAATGCGAAGGATCTTGACCGGCTTCCACCCATGACGAAAGCAGCGGCAGCGGGTCTAGCCCTCTGCCGCTTTCGGAGGGTTTGTCTTGCCCTTCGCCTCCGGAAACGCCAGCCGGAAGGCTTCCCCGACCTTCTCGACAGCCGCCTGTATCCCGGCATCGGTCGTGATCCGGCCGGCATCCTTGATGGTGACGTCTTCGTGGTGGTCACGAAGTGCAGCCCAGACCAGCGCCCTTACGGAAGAAAGCCTGAGCTGCTTCGGATCCTGAATGCCGGCGATGATCTCTGTCACCGGCTTGTCGAGTTCCGCCTCGAGCTCGCAGATGGCGTTGACCGAAAAAGACAGAGTATAGGCCCGGTCGCCCGCCTGCAGGGCGATCGAGCCACGATGCGGATTGGACATGGATCACCTATGCCGCGATGACGACAGCTGTGCCGACACTCTCGGCCGACGCATTACCGGCGGCGTTCGTGCCTTTAACGACCACGGTGATGACATCGCCGACATTGCCGGTCGCAGGCGTGAAGGTCTTTGCCGTCGCGCCGGGGACCGGCGTCCCATCGGCTTCCCACTGGTAGGTGAAGGTCGGCGATCCGGACCAGACGCCTTCCCATGCCGTCAGTTCCTCGCCATCTTGCGCGATGCCGGAAATTGCCGGAAGCACTGAATTGACCGGAGCGGCAGCCGGCGTCGAGACGGTTGGGCCTGTGACGCGCCATGTTACAGTCGCGGTCATCTTGTCGTCGGTCGGAACCGCAGGTTCGTAGCCAGACACCCAGCCGGAAAACTTCCATGTCACGCCATTGGGATAGGTCACCCGGCATTTGACCCGCTCGCCGCCCGCCTTGATCTCGGCAATCAAAAGATCGGATGCCGAGCCAGGCACGAAGTTCATTTCGAAGCTCGCTTCACCGGGATCAATCAGACCGGGGGTGAACTCGCGCGTGCGGTTCGGCGACTGCATATGCGTGGCGTCAACCTCATCGACCGTGTCATTCGGCGGCGTGATGTCGAACACTTCGGCAAGCGCGAGCCATGTCACCTCGCTGTCGCGGCTGATATGGAAAAACGAACCATAGCCAATGCTGGCTTGCGTTTCGGCCATCTTAGGTCTCCTTGTGATGAACCATGAAGTCAAGGGAAGTGCGGAACAGGTTCGTCACCTCGCCCGCGTCCGCAGCGGGAAGGTCTCTTTCACCATCGAGGAAGATGCCTTGGAAGATTCCGCCCCTACGCCCCGATAGGGCAGCTATCACCGCCCTGGCCGCCTTCTTCGTGACGGTGTATTTCTCGCCGTAGATATCGATTTGGACGCGACTGGCGACGTAACCCGAAGCGCCCTGCATATGATAATCGCGCGCGCCGTCGATGCGCTGCAGAACTGCATATGGGGCAAGCGTCCCCTGCGGCGCGGTTCCCCAATGAATGCGATCAGACAACAACGAGGTTGCCCCCGCTGCATTGAGTAGCAGGGCCACAAGCTGTTCTTCCATGGCCTATTTACCCTTTGCGGATTTCCTCGCCAGGCGAGCGGCAGTCTTCTCGATTTCCAGCCAGGTCCTGTTGGCGATGGTGTCGAGAACCTCATTTTTGTGCTGGTCCCAAGCCGGACGAAGGAATGGCTGTGCATGATGCCCCGGCCCGGTGCCGAATTCCTGCAAATGTCCAGCGGGATCCGTCCCAGGGCCGATATACATTTCGACTGGAGATTCCTTGTGGCGCAATCTCGTCTGCCTGCTAGAAAGTTTTGGGCTCACATCGATGCTCTCGCGCAGATAGCCCAATTCGTGAGGTGCGAGCGAACGGGCTGTTTTTGCGACAGGTTCGCCGGCCTCCTTCAATGTCCGTCGCAGTACCGCTTTGGCATTGGCCTTCGGCAACTGTCGCAGCGCCTGCTCCAGTTCATTCAGCCCTTCGACTTTGACCGAAAAGCCCTTAGCCATTGCTCGCCCTCACCGCAGTGATTTCGATGAAACGGTTGCGGCCTTCGGCGGTTTCCTTGGCGCCTTTGATGTTCCAGATATGACCGTCGTAGTTGATGCGATCGACAGGCGTGACGGTCTTCGTCACCGAAGACGAGCGGATGATGAAGCGACTCATATGAAAAGCGCTGACCTGGTCCGCTCCGAGATACTCGACTTTGGTCAGGTCGGAACTGTCCTTCCGCTGCGCCCACACCGTAACAAGGGTTGCCCACGCCTGAACCGGTTCGTTGAACTCGTTTCGAGTCGAAGTGAACCGCTCGATGGTAATGCGGCGGTCGAGATCACCAGCGCCCGTCATCAGACGCCACGCCTGTCATTGCACAGCAGCACGTCCAGAACGGTCCAGTCGTCGTACTTGGCGTTCTCGCGCTGATGATAGGCATTATCGACAAATACAAGCATGGCGTGCTGGACGCATTCTGGCACGGCACCGCCAAAGATCGCCGTCAACACAACACGGGTGCCGGCTTGGATCGCCGGCCATGACTGCCCTGGCTTGAGCGCTATCGATGGTTCCAGACCGTCCTTATGGGCCTCGTAAACGCCTACATCGAGCGTCTGCGTCTCACCTGCCGGATCGATGTATACAACGGACGTAACCGACTTCAATGGACCTTCGGGCAGCCGCGCAAAATCTGAAAACGCTCCACATTCGCAGACGATCGTCTGCTCGGCCCAGCGAGCATTGCAGTATTTCTCGACATGCGAGCGAGCAGCCTTGATCAACCGCTCCAGCACAGCATCGTCATCCGAACCATCGACGCGGCATTGCTGTTTCGCCTGATCGAGCGTTACCGGCTCCGCGATTGGTGCGGCAGAGATTTTCGACGCATACCACACGGTCAGCCACGCACTTCCGGAGCTTGTGCGACGACCGTCGTTTCCGTTGAAACTGGCTCTGTGCCGAGTGCAGCAACCACAGAAATCTTAAATGCCGACAAGACCTCAATCTGCCCGATCAACTCCGCTTCGCGAACCTTAAGAGCTTCATTTTCAGCAGTGAGGTCGGCGTTTTCAGCAAGCAATGCTGCCCGCTCGTCATCCCACTCCTTTTTCGTTTCCGGCTTTTTCACGGGTTCGGGAGGAGCGACCTCGGCCATTCCGGCGCTCACAAGCCGTTTGGCTTCTTTCTCTGGGAATCGGTCCGTAATGTCGCCGCCAGAAAGGGCGAAGCCTTGGCCAGCAATGCTTTGAAGCATCCGAATTCTCATGGATTTCATTGTCGTCTCCTTCGGTTTTGATAGCGGGCCACCCGAGCGGCCCGCCTTGCAAAGCCGAACTTACGAAGCGGCGGTGATGAGGTGCTTGACGGCTGCGGTATCACCCAGTTTACCGTCGAGGCGAATGAGACCGAGCAGGCCGATATCGGGAGCGAAGCGCTCGCGAGCGACGAACATCACGATGCCGCCGACTTTGCGGACGAAATACTTGCCGAAGTCGCCGAACAGCATGACCTTCTTGGCCGCGCCGAGTGAATCCATCGCCTGGTTGATACTGTAAGCCCGGCCGTTGAAGCTCGCGGGTACGCCCTTCTGTACGTCGCCAGCCTGCCACAGGTAGTTGCCGTTTCCGTCCTTCAGTTTACGGACGGCCGACAGGGTAGTGTCGTTGAACATGTATCGGGCCTTCGGAGAGGCACGATATGCCGGGTCAACCGAGTGTTCGAGATCAATGATCTCGTCCCAGGTGATAGCCGCAGTTGCCGCCGCCGTCTTGCCCAGCGTAGAGCCAGTGACGATGCCCTCGGGATCGCCACTGGCATCGCCCGTAGTCAGTTCGGTGTTGGCGCGGCGGCCGAGACGCTGTCCCAGCAGATCGCCCAGCAGGGTTTCAAAGTTGAAGATCGAATCCTGTGCCAGCTCCCAGGAGAACTTCACCCATTCGGTGTCATAGGCATAGGCACTGAGCGTCTTCTTCCCGAAGGTAGCGTCCGAACCACCATCGTCGGTGACTGCACCGGCTTCGGTATGCTTGGCAACCGGAACACCGGTATCGTCCACGGTCGGCATGTC